GCTGCAATTCGTGAAGTCGTAATCAAGCAGAAAGTTGAAGAAGATTACGAAGAATATCAGGACGATGAAGATACTGTCTTTGCCGGCCGCGTCAGCGGAGTTCGCCGGAAAAAGATGTATGTCGTCGATATGAAATCAAATCCGAATCCTCAGTATGCAATTTGGGTTGAGGCGGACGACGTTGAAATTCTCCTCGAACAGTTCAACATCAAAGAGTAGGTCATGCCACTCAACGAAGATTTGATGAAGAACTTCTCAGACGCTCTCAATGCAGAGATAAAGAACGTCGATGAAACGATGATTCCTCTGTTGAAAGTCTATCTCGATAACGTGCGCTCAATTAGAATGGCTTTCGGGGCTGAGGTAAAACTTATCCTCGAAAGCTCACGTAACTTGGGAGAGATTACCAAGGCAACTCCACAACTCTTAGAACTTGGATTAGCTATTGAGAAGCTAAATAAGGTTCTAACTCCTGAGATTATCGAGATAATCGCAAAGTTAAAGAAGGAGTAAAAGTGTTCTATCAAAAACCAGACAAAGACCGTGAGCACGTAGGAGGTAGAGCAGATAAAGCTGTAAAGAAGCATGTAAGACGGGACGCTGCATCACATAATTGCAGTATGTCCTTCGTGATTCATACCATTCTAGCACGTTATTACGACGTGCATATTGAGGAAACATATGACGGAATCAAACGAACCGAACCTTCAACAACTAGCATACTTCGGCGCAAGAGAAAAAATCAAATCTCTCGTCGAGGAAAAGCATAGAATCGACAGGGATATAAAGGAACTCAAGAGATTTATCCGAGCTGGAAAGCACAAGCTCGTAGATAAAACTCGAAAGAAGATGAGTCCTGCGATGAGAAAGGCAATCTCAAAGCGAATGAAAGCGATGCACGCTGCTAAGAAGAATGGAACTTACAAGAAAGAAGGCTAATGCTCTATAGACTCAAGTACAAAGTTAATTGGGTAGCTACTTCTCACGATGAAGAAAGAGACCCTATTAAGATAGTCTATGTTGAACCTAAAGGTGGAGAAAGATTCGACCACGTTGTAGAGAGAGTTAGAAAACAGGAGGAAAAAGATAATCAATACTCTCTGGTTAGATTCATCTCAATCAAGCAAGTCAAGGGAGTCATTTGGAAGGATTAAGTGACCATTCTCTGTTGCGGAGATAGAAACTGGAAGGCGGGCTATGCAATCATAGCTCGTCTTTCAGAATATCGTGGACAAGATGTAACTATAATCCACGGTAATGCTCAAGGTGCAGATAGAATGGCTGCTAAGATAGCAGTTGATATGGGTCTATCTGTTAAGTCTTTTCAAGCTGAATGGGAAAAGTATGGCCGCGCTGCTGGTCCCATTAGAAATAGGAGAATGTTAGTCGAAGGAAAACCTGACTTAGTAATTGCTTTCCATGACGATATTAGGAATAGCAAAGGAACAAAAAACATGGTCGAGCAAGCAAAGAAACGAAAGATTCCAACGGAGGTTATTAGTTCAACATGAGATTTGAACGTGAGGCAGGTAATCCTCCAATCTACAATATCTTTGATAATCTCAATGGTAATGTGTGTATTGGTTATATTCGTCGGACTATGAAAGGAGTCTGGCAACTTTATCTCTCTGATGATTGCTCTCTTGATATTGAGGAGATAGAGGAGATTCTAAAGAAGATGAAAGACTTGCAATCATAGGAGGAAAAATGTTCAAGATTGTTTTCAAGACTTTTAAGGACATCGAAGGTAATCAGAGCTTTGAGTTACTTGAAGAAGCCTCTATGTATTTCTTCAGGAATCTCGGTGCAACTACACAAAGGATAGAGTTGTATGAAAATACTTCTCCTCCTAACGTCGAACCATTCTATCGACTTATTCTCTCTGCTCATCGAATGAGAGATACTGAAGCGTTCATTGTCAATAGAATGGTCAACATTTTCTGACATGGCTTGTCACGTTTGCAAGAAAGACTTTACACCTATTAGGGCAGGACAGATGTTCTGTTCTAGTAGGTGTTTCAAACTAGCTATTCTGTTTCGCAAGATAAAGGATAGTCCTAAAGTAGATTGGACAGATAGATTAAATACAGTAAAGAAACTTAATCTTGATTTACTTAATCGTCTGCATAAGAACATAACTATTATTGATAGCCATTGGATATGGAGAGGTAACAAAACTCCAAATACATATGGAACAATAAAAGTAGATGGAAAGATTTGTGTTGCACATCGGTTATCCTTGTGTATATATCTGAAGTTGGATTACGAGGATATGGAATGGATGGCTTGCCATATTTGCCCATACAAAAAATGTGTTAATCCCACACATTTGTATCAGGGCAATCGGACTACTAATTGGCAAGATTGGTACCAGAATGGTACAAATTGGTTCTTTAGTGGGACCACTTGACATTGGACTTGAGATGTGCTATACTGGTAGGGTCGGTTTGGGGACGACTTTATAAGAAAAGACAAGAAATATATGCCTACTGAGAAGCGAGTATTAGTCATAGACTCAACGATTCTTAACGCGATTCAAAAATGTCCGTATTACACTTTTTTGTCGTTTCACAAGAATCTAAGAGCGGAAACTACCGCCGAACCATTGGAGCGTGGCGACCTTACTCACCATATTCTAGAACATTACTACAAATCCATCAAAGATGGTGGCAAGATTAATGAAGCAAGAGACTTCGCAGCAGAGAAAGGTCGAGAGAAATATCCATCGCTGCATATGGATGCTTCTGCTTCAGAATGGATTATCCAGTCTTTCTTTCAGTATGTAGAGAGATGGCGTAACGATGGAATCAAAGTCATAGACGTTGAGAAAGCGTTTATGATTAAGGTGTATGAGGACGACGAACTTATCGTCTACTACGCCGGAAAGATTGACCTCGTTGCAGAGTTTCCATTAATCGGAATTACTACTGTAGACCATAAATCGAGAACCAGAAAGAATGATGAGACTGAGCTGAATAATCAGTTCATTGGTTACTCGATTGCAACTGACTGCAACATCGTATATGTAAATGAGTTCGGCCTCCAGACCTCGAAAGCTCCAGAGGAAAAGTTCCGTAGGATGCCTCTTTCATATACAGATGGAATGAAAGCTCATTGGCTTAATAACATCTTGAAGTATTGGGTTCGTCAGTTGGACTATCATCTTCAGGAAAATGTATGGCCTGAGATTTGGAATCCGTGGCATTGTAAGAACTGTGTATTCTCTCCAGTCTGTAAGAGTTCTACAGAAGATGAGAGAATGAGAAAGCTCGGACAGAACTATGTAATCGGCCCTCCGTGGGATGTAACACAAGTTTTAGAAGGAGAAGGGAACGATAATCCATAAGGGAGAGTATGATTAAGACAAAGAAGAAAATATGCCCTCCTCATAAATATCGGAGGAGAAATCTTAGTAGGGATAAGACAAAAAAGTATCTTGTTTTCAAGTGCATGGACTGTCCGCACTATGTAAAGACAGAACTTGCAGTTGGAGCAGAAGCCCGTTGTTACAAGTGTGATGGTTCTTTAGTAATTTCTGCAAGAGACGCGAGTGAAGTAGCTAAACCAATTTGCGTTAATTGTAGAGTAAAGAGTAATAAAACCAAAGCAACTGAGGCAGCAGTTGATACTCTACTTGAAGAAATCTTTAAGGACTTGTAATGCTGCTTACGTTCAATCAGGAAAGGGGAGGAGTATTCAAGATATTCGACGGCCGCGATTACGTCGGTGCTCTTTCGCGAAGCGGGTTTGAATATAGATTTATTCCAGAACCTTTCGTCATTCTAGATATGGCTCAACTATCTCAGATACTTGAGTATGGTAAAGGACTAATAGCTAATGCCAACGCAACTTAGTAAGGTAAGTGTAGATAAGAACTTTAGGGCGCTTCTAATTGGCCCGACAGGTAGAGGTAAGACTATTGCTGCGGCTTCATGGCCCGGTAAAACTCTTATCGTTGACTTCGATAACAGACACAAACCAATTATCGACTGGTATCCTGACAGACTCGATGAGATTTCTGTCGAGGTAATCTTTCCACAGAACTACTGGACGGTCTTTCATCCTCTAGTTAACGACCTCGAATCAGGTAAGCTCAGATACGATAACATCTGTATCGACGGTATTACTTCTCTGTCCAACACGACAGTAGTAATGCAGATGATTGCGAAAGGTCTGGGTCCAGACAAAGGGAAAGTAACAAAAGGTGGAGTTGCAGTTCCTAGTTGGGATGAATTCAACGGCGAGGCCATGTTGATAACCCAATTACTGGAAACTCTAAAGTCGATAAAGAGTAATCTTTTCGTAACGGCCCACCCGGTTTTCAAGACTCGTATCGAAGGAACTAAGTCAATTAAGGAAACGTCGATTATCAGCTTCGGAACTAAGCTCGCTCCAATGGTTCCAGCTTATTTCGATGAAGTCTACGCCTTCGACTACGAATTTGACATTAACGCTGGCAAACCAGTCAAGCGTAATGTTTTCACCCAACCAACCAGTGATTATCCTGACGTTAAAAGTGCGTTAAAGGGATTGCCCGGTAAACTGGATATCACGAACAGGAACTTCTACGACGTAATTAAGGAGTATTTGTGAAATCCACGTTAAAGAAGAAGCAAGCTGAGATAGATACTCTCAGAGAGTTGCGTATGGGTGATAACAATACCATCATGCAGCTAAAGGCTGAGTTGAAAAAGAAAGACGAAGAACTCTTTAGACATAGATACATCGCAGTTAATAGCTGGATTGAGTCAGTGTCTAAGTTAAATAATGCAATAGCTTCGGCTATTGGAGAGGGTGTCGAACAGAGAAAGATTTGAGGATAAAATGTTCACAACGCTCATCTACCTGATTCTCGCTCTTGCTGTAGTTGCTCTGATTGTATATCTAATCGAGACATACATTCCCGGAGCGGCTCCATTCAAGATGGTAATTCGAGTTGTAGTAGTAATCATGTTGATTCTATGGGTCGTTTATTACTTTGGTCCGGGAATTGACAACGCATTACGAAGATAAAGAGAAATGGATTCTATACGCTAATACGCTCGGAATACGTATAGGAGTTCTTGCCATGAACTCTGTCCCGTCCATCGAGCATCTTTTATGAAGAAAATGGAGTTTCCAAACGGTAGCTCTATTAACTTTAGTGATTCTATTTACGGCCTCCCATACTATGAAAGTCTGGTAGGTTACACTTGGTTAGGAATAGAGAGGCACAGTATGTATGAAGGTGAAGGATTAGCAGAACAGCCTATGCAAACTCGTGATTATGACCATCCAAAAGGTCAAGTCACTATCAAGAAGGAACTCGACCTCGAAATTGTTCATCTTGAAAAGCAGCTTGCTGTCAAGAAAGAACTTCGGACACTTCTGGATGAAAATCCAATCATCGAGAAGTTCATGAATCTTTCGAGGGGAATTCTCTAAAGATTTGCATGAGGTATAACTCGCCCGAGTAATACAGAAGCTCATGCAACGGGTCTTAATTTGTGGTGCCACGACCCTAAAACTTGCAACCACCGTGACTCATAATGTTGGATACGATAATACCAACGGGTTTATCAGATACCTATGAGTGAAATTACTGATACGTGTCTTTGCGGCGTTGGGTTCTCACGTAAAATGAACTCACCACAATTTGGGTGTATTCACCCAAGATTGGTAGCTGTGCCGAAAGGGAGCGAACTACCAAACAATAGTTTCCTAGCCGGTTCTATGAATCAAAAACCGGTCTCTTTAACTGGAGGCAAAGATGGTTACAAAAGAAGATTTGAACAACTGGTTCACTTATCATTCGCCAAAAGGGGACCAACCGGAGCGATACGTTAGGATTCGAGAAGCTGCAAAAGAACTTGCAACTGTAATTCTCGACAATACTCCAGCGGGGCCAGACCAGACTGCTTCAATTCGTAAAGTTCGTGAAGCGGTCATGACTGCGAATCAGTCAATCGCTTGTGAGTAGATATGAAAGTCTACATAGCAACTAGCTTTCACGATAAAGAGAGAGCTATCTTTGTAGCCAGTCTGCTCAAGGAAAACGGGCATGAAATTACTTGTCCGTGGTGGCTATCTAAAGTTCCGACAGCAGAAGAAGCTATTAAAGATATTCAGAGTATCCGAGAGTGTGATGTTATTCTCGGCCTCTTTGAAAAGCCATTCGTTTACAAGGGAGCTATCTTTGAATTAGGGATAGCTTACATTCTCGGCAAGAGCATTATCATCGTCGGAGAAGAACTAGACAGTATGGTCTTTATGCTCCTTCCTGAGTTCGTTCAGGTAAAGAGCGTAGATAAGGCCATGAAACTTCTGAAAGACAAGGTTAAGCAGGATAACCCTGTTTAATAAACGGCAACAAATAAACCGAAGGAAAAGAGAAAAAAAGATGAAGTGGAATGTATCGCCAAACGATGTAAGTCGCGGTAAGTTGGTCCAGAAACCCGGCTGGTATCCTCTTGAGATTGTTGGTTACATGGAGGAGCAGTCGAAAAAGGGAGATTCGACCAATGCGGTGTTTGATTTCCGCATTGTTTCGGATGACCCAAATGCGAATGGAATCGAGATTCGCAACTGGTTCAACGAAAAGGCACCGGGTATTGCGGTTCCTTTCATGAAGGCTCTGGGTGCTGAGGAATTGCCAGACGGTTCAATGTCTGTTGATTTCGGCAAGCATCTGGTTGGCAAGAGGATTCAGGGATTCATCAAGCGTGGTGAGTTCGACGGGAAACCGAAGAACGAAATCTCTGAATTTGCTCCTCTGAGCTAGTAGCAATAAATGGATTCCTGTGAATACGCTCGGAATAAGCAGGTCGCTAAACTGCGGCGAGGCCGGTCCATCGAGTTCTTAAGTTCTAAAGCTATCCGAGGGTGGCGGAACTGGTAGACGCTACAGACTTAAAATCTGTTTCTCTCCGGAGAGTATGGGTTCGATTCCCATCCCTCGGACCAATCGTGTAAGTAATCCTGAAAAGAGGAGAATGAAAATGAACGAAGAAACCTTGGAATACGTGCCCTATCTTCTCGCCGGTGAAGATGACGACAAAGACGCCGACGAAGAAGATGAAGATGACGATGACGACGAAGATGCGGACGATGAAGATGACGACGATGACGACGATGAAGATGAAGATGACGACAACTCCGCACCTGTCGAGTAGGTAATTCTCGGAGAGTAGGTAGAAGAATAACTCTATCTACTCTCCCTCTAATTTTTTATGACTGAAATAAGAGAACGACCTTGGATAAAGGATGTTCGAGCAACTGAAGATAGTTGGTATAGCTATGACCAACCTTCTATCAGGAAACTTGCATCCATTCTCAACAAGTCTAAGTCTTGGGTTGATAAGTCTCTTAAGTTAGCTATTGGATTGAGGGTTTATCCTCAGCTTAAGAATGAGAGAACTCGTCATTCTGCTTATCGCCTAGTATTGAGAAAGAGGAAAAAGTGAACATATCAGTTCTGACTAATCCCCGCGGTGCTAATTACCGCCAACTTAACTCACTTAAGAAGTTGCTTGCAGAACTAATAGAAGAAACGGCCGCGCAAGACAAAGAAAACTCTTTCGCTCATTCAGGAGAGAAACAGAATCAGTCAATTCACGCTGTAGGTAAAGCGTTAGGTTTCTCCATTGTCATTCACCCAACTAAAAGCCCAGATATCGCAGATGGTAAAGTATTGCCATCAGTCTCGAATACTGAGCGCAATCGAGCTTTGGTTGATAGTGTTGATATTGTTATCGCTATACCTATGGTTGTTTTTGAGTATGAGGATTCTCCGCTGTTCAAAACAGTCAACTATGCAGTGGCAAGAGCTAAAGAAGTCTATCTTCTAAGTCCACGCGGGAACGTGTATCAGGTCTGGAATACAAAAGAGTAGTTGTGAGTAAAGAAGAACTCATTGAATTACTCAAATGGGCTTACGGTAGAATCCCATCTAAAAGATTGGGAGAATCTAAGTTGATAGATTACGACCCGGCCGGTTCAACTTACGAATTTACTGAGTTCGAGCAATCAAAGAAAATACGCGAACTCTTAGGTTACAAACATGAACCATCAGGAATATAAAGAAGTAAGTAATGTCGTTTTGTCCGGGAACTGGCAATCCTCATTCTAAAGTTCTGTTCGTTGGAGATTGGCCGGGTGGCTCTGAAGTAAGTCAGAGAGAATCCCTAGTCGGTTCCACGGGAGATATTTTAGATAGAGTGTTTGGTGAGATTGGGCTATCGGACTATCGAAATGCTTTTTATTTCACTAATGCGTACAAATATCGACCTGACAATATTCATAAATTGGAAGGACTCGATGAACAGGTCCGCCTGCTATGGAATGAAATAGAGAGCATTAACCCGAACGTCATAATTACCCTCGGTGAGCTTCCTCTTAACATTGTTTGTGGTGTTAAGAAGGTAATGACTTACCGAGGGACTGTTCTGCCTAATGAGAAGTTTGGTTATTTACCTAAAGTAATTCCAACAATCCACCCACTTCATCTGGCTATGCCAACTAAGATGAGTGGAGATTGGTTCGAGGACAAGAAACTATACAACGGAATTTGGAGAACTATTCTCCAGCTCGACATTATCAAGGCGTTAGAGGAAGCTAAAACTAGAGACTTTCATCCACCTGATAGGTTGCTTAAAGTTGCAACTTCGTCGCTTGATGTAATTAGATTCTTCTCTCAGAACAAGGGCCGTATCCCCTATGTTGACGTTGAAACTTTTAGGTCTACATTATGTTCTTGCCTTGGTATTAGCTTTGACAAATATGAGGGACTCTCAATCCCACTCTTCCAAAAAGTAGGAGACATAAAGTTATGCACAATTCCCCACGCAGACCTCGCAAGGATATGGCAGGAAATACAAAACCTGTTCAATCTAGTAAAGATAGCCGGCCAAAATCTAAAGTTCGACCAGTTGAAATTGGAACTATTAGGTTTTCGGATGGCAGTATGTTCCGATGTTATGCTGAAGGCACATACGGTCAACTCGGAACTGCCCTTATTCGGTCTAAGTTTTTTGTCGTCGATATACACGAGAGAACCCTACTACAAGGACGAAGGAAAAGAGTTCAATCCAGCGAAACACGATATAAAGCGGTTGTTTTTATATAACGCAAAGGACTGCGTTGTAACTGCTGAAATCGACGAAGAACTTGAGACTGAACTAATCCAACTAAGCGATGAATACCATACTGACTTAGTAGGGTTTTATCGAGACTATGTAGTTCCTCAGCATCAGTTCTATTTTGACCTTGAGAAAACAGGGTTCGATATAGACGATGGGATGAGGAATTACTTACAGATGAAGTATGAAACTTGGAGGGATATACTTCAGGTCAAATTGGACACGGCCGCCGGGAGGAATATAAACTTCAACTCCCCTAAGCAAGTTAATGAATTCTTATACGGTCAACTTCAATTACCCATCATTACCGATAGACAAGGTAAGGTAAAGGGTGATGAAGATACAATCGCAAAACTCTTAAAGGACAGAGTTAAGAATGAAGCTAAGCGAGAAATACTCAATCATATTCTCGAATTTAGAAGAGTTAGCAAAACACTATCCACGTACTTACTCTGTGAGAAAGACTACGACGGAAGGATACGCAGTTCATATAGAATTATTGGGACAGAAACAGGACGTTCCTCTACTTCTATTTTATCTGAACCAGTTAGGCCTAAAGATATTGGGTTCGCGTTCCAAACCCTTACGAAACACGGAGATATTGGAAACGATATCCGTAGTTATCTCATTCCGCGTCCCGGATACGACTTAATAAATGTCGATTTGGCCCAAGCGGAAGCAAGGGTGGTTTGCGTATTATGCAAAGACTGGGAATTACTGGCAGCTTTTGACTCGATTGATATTCATCGCCGTACTGCTTGGTTGGCTTTGGTATCAGGCACTCTCGACTTAACAGTTGGCCCACATAATTCTGATTCATTAGGGAAGGATAGTCCAGAGCGATTCATAGGTAAGAAAACTCGCCATGCTGGTAATTACAACATGAAGTGGCGTGAGTTTATGTCCAATGTAATCTCTGACTGTAGAAGATTCCATATCGACTTCACTATAAGTAAGTTCAAGGCCGAACAGATATTGGATAGGTTCCATAAAGCCTCTCCGAAAATCAGGGAAGTATTTCATGCTGAAGTTAAGGACGCTATTGATACGACTAGGGCTTTGGTTACTCCGTATGGCCGTCTACGGAGATTCTTCGACAGAGCTTCTGATAGACTGTATGGAGAAGGGTTTGCTTACATACCGCAGGATACAGTTAAAGCTCGACTTACCAGAGCTGGATATAAGATTAAAAAAGACGCACCCTGTGTTCTATTCGCAGGGGAAGCTCACGATTCGTTTACTATGCAAATACCGCGGAACGAATCTTTAGCGATTTGCAGAGAAGTAATAAAGCCTGCTTTTGAGGCTCCGATAGACTTTAATAACTGCACGCTCAAGAGGGACTATAAGTTAGTCCTTCCAGTAGATTTCGAAATTGGCGAGAACTACAAGGACATGTCGAAGTTGAAGTTATGAGCTGGATTAACTTACTTCATGCGGCCACCGATGATGCAGAAACGCCGAGGAGTTTTATACAATGGAGTGGAATATGTTCAATTTCAGCAGTAGTTAGTCCTAATGTCTATCTAAATAAGGGTGGTAAATATCTACTCCATCCTAACATATACTGCTTATTAGTCGCTAAAAGCGGCTTAGGTAAGAGCTTACCTATTTCTATCTCTAAAAAGCTAGTTAATATAGTAGGTAATACTCGTGTAATCTCCGGCCGCTCGACTATCCAGAAAATCATCAAAGACCTCAGCATGACTGAGAGTGATGAAAAGACTGGATTACCAAAATTCAAAGATGCCAGAGGGTTCATCGTTTCTGGCGAATTTGCTGTATCAATGCAGCATGACCTAGACCTATTTACTATTCTCACAGACCTTTATGACACTCATGCTAACTCAGATATGTGGGTCAATTCAACCAAAGGTGGAGGGTCTGAGTTCTTAAAGAAACCATGTATTACACTGTTTTCAGGTAGCTCTCCAGAACACTTCGAGGAATTCGTACCAAAAGTAAACGTAATGGGAGGGTTTATTGGACGAACTCTCTTAATCTATGAAGATAAACGCTGGCGACTCAATCCTCTAGTTAATGAAAATGAGCCTGAGATAGATTACGAAATGTTAGCTCTCCATCTTAAGAGTCTGAAGGATTTGAAGGGTGGATTTAAGTGGTGCCAAGATGCAAAGAATCATTATGTGGACTGGTTCATGGATTTTAGACCCCAAGAGCATGACGATAAAACAGGCACAACAGAGCGGTTTCCTGACCATATACTTAAGGTTGCAATGTGTCTTGCTCTTAGTAGAGGAACAGAATTAACTTTACGAAAAGTTGACATAGAAGAAGCTCTCAAGATTTGTCTGAAACTTAGACATTCAATTAAGACTCTTACAAGTAGTGGTAAGTCGGCCTCCGCGAATCAGACTAAAGTAGCCCTTCAACTTATTCTGAAGGCTCCAGATTGTGAGATTAGTAGAGAGGCATTACTTCAGAAGGGATTTGGAGATTTTAGCTCGATTGAACTAGATGCCATTGTAGAGACTCTAATACAAACCAAGTTCATTGAGCAGGTAGGAACTAAGAATATTGTTTATCGGATTAGTAAGAAGGGTAGGGAACAGTGGAGCGAAGCGAAGGAAAAAGCGTGACACCTCTTTCTCTTATTCAGCATCAACTTAATACAATCTTCGAGATTCTTCCGGAGAATAAGTTTGAGTTGTATGAATCAGATGGAATGACGGTGTTCAAGATGCACAATAATACTTGGGATGGATTTTCCATCGAATGTCCCAAGAAGTATTGCTGCTTCATTTTTCTGAAAGGGACTAATTGGTCCAATAGAATGGACATTCCTTTAGACTTTGACCCAAGCGATATGCTTGATTTGTTAGGTGAATTTCTTAAAAGTTATAAGTATCCGGAGGAGAAGTGATGAGAACAGTTAACGAGTTAGCTAAAGAGATTCACGAAGTATCTACGTCAAAGGGATTTGAAGCTCCAAACGCCGATAATATGGGGCAGAAGCTTCTTCTTGTAGTTAGTGAAGTTTGTGAAGCTCAAGAACAATTACGTGATGGATATGGACTGAACGAAATCTATTACGAAACTGACCCAAGAAAGACTATAGACCCTAAACCAGAAGGTTTCCCAATCGAATTGGCTGATGCAATTATTCGATTGTTTCATATCGGCCACGCGGTCGGTATTGACCTAAATGCAGTAATTGAACAGAAGATTGCTTATAACAAGACAAGGCCAGAAAAGCATGGAAGGAAGTTCTAATGATTGGACAAGTGAACCGAGTATTTGCTGATAAAGGTTATGGGTTTATTAAGACTGAGGAAGGAGATGAATTCTTCTTTCATATGAGCGCGTTGCGCGGAGTTGAATGGGCCGGGCTAGTAGAACTCTGTAATAAAACTGAGAAACCCCTAGTATACTTCAAAGAGATGAAGCACAATAGGGGTCCCAGAGCTATTAACGTCGAGCTAATTCCGGAGTCTTAATTACTTGAATGTTACTCCAGAAGTAGGATTGACATTGAACTTCACTTTCTTTCTTCCACCAGTTTCAAGAGGTGGAATGAACCCGAATGGCCCTTCGGCTAAATCCTTGCTCAGTGGAGTCTTAGTTTCTCCTAAGTTCTGGACTCCCATTCCTACGAATCCGGGGAAGAACAGTGGGAATAGTTGTGGGTCCTCTTGACTCAATTCATACATATCTTGCAAGAACAGAGGAATCACACCTTCTATTACACGAGCTTTCCACTCGATTGGATTGCCTTTGTAATCACTATCTCCTAACCAGTCGTAGAACATAGAAGCAACTGGACTTAACTTATTCCCGAAGAACTCACCTAATTTATCTCTACGGGTTGGAGAGCCATAGTTCTCTCCTAAGTCATATTCCTTTCCAGTAATAGATGAAGCGGCCCCCGCGACCATTCTATTCGCTAGAACTACATACTGCTGTAATCCACCCCAAGGGTCCAGTCTCATATTACCGAATTTAACCTTACCTAAATCTGAGCTTACTGGATTATCTCCTGTTTCTCCACCAAGCATATTGCCGAGAATGTTAGCAGTTACTCCTGTAGCTGCAATCGAAGCCAAACTCTTAAGATACTGCTTCCTGATGAACATAGGAGAGTTTCTGTAAGCGAGTGGATTCATCGAGTTCAGTATCTTCATTCTCGACGCAATTAGACGAGGAGAATAGAAGGCTACATTTAGAGGTCCAGCAAATGCTTCCAGTTTACCTAATGAACCACGACCTGTAGAAACATTGACGTATTCAGCAATGTCTTTAACAAGTTTGGCATTAGCTTGTGGATTCAATCCCTGATTCTTAGCATCACGTAGCAATGCCTTAAAGTTCTGGAATCGAATCTCGTTTAAGAATGTAGATGCAGCTCTGTGATTGGCTTTAATTAACTTGCCAACAACAGGTATCTTTTCTGCAAACCTACTAACGAACTGGTCCTCTCTTTGAGCTAATCTAGAAACATCTGTTAAAGCAACACCGCTCTTCTCAGCTAATGGGAAGAATGGGTCTGCTTCAATAGCTGCCTTCTTAGCTGTATAGAAACTCTCGGAGAAACCAGCTTTAGCAGCTTTACCCCAAGAGGTCCAGAAGGGTTTAGTATGAATTGCTCCTAATCCCTGTCTAAAGCCGAAGCTCATTTCACCAAATGAATTGAGAGCTTTAGTAGTATTCAGAGCATCGTAGAAGTTTTCCGGCCCCACTAAGTCAATGTTAATCGGGAGGCCGGCATACATATTACGAATTTCATCACCAAATCCTTTACCGAATACCTCCTGAAGATACATTATTTCGCTGTCTTGTAGGGCCTGTCCTGCCTTGAGCTTTCTTAGACCTTCGGCAGCATTAACCTGTTCGTAAGGCTTAAGATTCTTACTTGCATAGACATCATTAATGAAAGGTTCAATATTAATCTTAAGAGGCTTAGTTACAACTCTATCAGACGAACCTCTTAATAGGCCAAGTCTCTCGAAATGACCTCTCATTCCTTTCGTTTCTACCTTCTGTATTGACGCCGCTTTCCTAACCCTGTCCGCATGAATAAGCTCTTGTTGGGCTTTAGCATGAGGAGTAGCCTCACGAATCGCATTAACCAATTGCCCATAAGGTTCATTCATGTTAACAGGTTTGAGTTGTGGGTCAAGAGCTTCTTTAGGAACATACTTGACCTTCTTACCTTGTGCTCCTTTAAGATAAGCCTCTAGAGTTCCCCTAAGTTTCTTCAACTCAGTCTTAGCAAACTTGGGTATTTCAGGTTTGACACCTGAATATACTTCAGTTATAGGAGGTGGATTTCCTTTCGGTTCATATCCAAGTTTCTTTGCTAATTCAGGACGAGCTTCTCCAAACTTCTTAGTAGAAGTTAATTCTCTAAGAAGAACATCAGCATTAGAGGAAGCTTCTTGATATTTCGCAATATCTGCTTCATTACCTCTACGTCGAGCATCAGTCAGTCTATTGCGAAGATTACTACTTTCATCAGAAGCAGCTGCAATTTCTTCATCTAATCTAGAAAAGTCATATTTTCCAGCTTCTCCAAGAGGACTACTAATGTTTGGGTCTTTCTTGAAGGCTTCTGAATAGGTTGTCTTTTCAGGAACTTGTTCTGCTCTAAAAGGTTCAACTTCTCCTCGAATAGGTTTTACTTGAGGGGTAATTTCTCTAGATTCTCTCTCAAGTAAAGCAGGTATTTTTGGTGCTGGAACTTCTTCACCTGCTTTGTATCCTAAAGACGGAGCTAGGTCTTTCAGTCTCTTTATTATTTCTAGGTCAGGCTTAACTCCCGAGTATAGCTCTTTAGTCGGAGCTTCTTTAAGGTAAGCATATCTAGTAGTTCCCTCTGCTTCATTCTTAGCACCAACTCTACGACGAGCTTCTGCCGCAGAATTAGCTTGTCCTACCTTCTGACCAGTCTGTTGGTCATAGATAGAATGAGAAGGCATTGCTCCTCTAATATCCTGACCAGCAGTTCTCTCGGCGGCCGCTCGAATATCAGCTCCAATAGCAGGTCTAGTATTACCAGATATTAATTCTCCAGCAGTAGGAGCAGCAGATTCTCCCCTTCTAGTAAATGGACTAATCTTCTGTCCAAGAGCCATTAGCTCTTTAATAGATGGGGGTTTAACTCCTGAGTAAAGTTGATTCTCAAACTCAGAAGCAAACGCTGCATCTGGACCAGTAGTAACTCTACCACCACCAGTTCCACCTACTTCTCCAGCAGTTGTTCCATGAGATTCAGCTTGTCTACGAACTGTAGAATTAGCATTGTCATCAATATGACTTGTTAATTCGTCAGCAGACTGAACCATTCTTTCTGGAGCCTGTTCAACCTTACCTCTTAAGTAAGCAGGTTTCTCAGGATGAACATTTCGTAATACAGATTCAGGAGCTAGATTAGTTACAGCAGCTTGAGTTTCGCGCGGCCATAAAGACCGTGGAACTACACCGTAAGCTGGTGGTAGAGCTTGTTCTCCTTTAGACCTAGAACGACGAATAGTATCAACTGTATCCCAAACTTGGTCCAATCTCTTACGAGATGAACTTCCTTTTGGTTTACTAGCTGGAACCATTTCGTCAGGGGCTTTCAT